TTTCTCAGACTATGTAGCATGAAATGGTACTGCATGTCTTTGTTAAGATGAGTATTCTTATTCATCTCATTGGCAAACAAGATGGCATCGATGTGTCCAGACATACAACGATTCACGATGTAAGCAGGATACTTTTTGCATGCCTCAGGATCTTCACTAAGGTCCTGCTTGTTTGTGTTAATAGAGTTCAACCAGTCTTTCAGTTCCATATCAATAATTAACCAAAACGAGTTCTTTACGATCTTGTTGTTCCCGCATATACTGACCAACCGAACGCATGGTATAGGTCAGATCAAACTCAGATGCTTTCCAGTTAGTGAACCGATCTTTAACGAGTTGACTTGAGTTGTAACTTACAAGACTATCTATCTTACAAGCAGAGCAGTCAGCAGCAAACTTATCGTGATCAAATCCTTTGTGCATTGATCCTTTACGACCATAAAGATTGTCTTTGATGTCGTAAGGCGGATCAAGATAGATAAAGATCTTTTGATCTACAAGACCGAAGCACTTGTCTGGAGATTCATCCAGAAGATAATCGTAAGAGTAGTTTGTGATATTCCAGTTCTTGATTAGTTCTGAGTAGAAGGGCAGTTTGTCAATTCCCCTGAAGGAGAAGTTTGAGTCACTTGCTTGGGCAGAGAATGAACTGGATTCAGTAAGACCTGAGAAAGAGCATTTATTAACAACATAGAAGGAAACAGCACGCTGGAAATTTTCACTGTCTTCCAGAGGTCTAGCAAGATATGCTTTGGCGTCAAGGAATAAGTTTTTAGCACTTGCAGGATCAACATGGCGTTGTTTAAGTTGATTTAGTTCATCTCTCATCTCACGACCAAACATCTGGAGTTGCTGCCAGAAGTTGACCAGAGGTTCATAAAGGTCATTGACCCATACCCTGCTGTCAGGGTAACGCTTAGTCCATTCGATAGCGAAGGAACCGCCACCTAGGAAAGGTTCCCTCAGTTCATCATACTCCTTGTCGGGGATATAAGAGAAAAGTTTTTGTACGGCACGAGACTTGCCGCCAGGATAACGAAGGGGGGTTTTCAAAGATTTCATTCAAAAAATTCCATTACGGTTTGCTTCTGTGGGAAGAAGAAGTCTGGATATGCTTCGATCAGTTTAACATCATACATGCAAGAAATCAACATGTCTCTGATCTGAAAATCAGGTTTTTTTCTAACTTTGAACGAACGATCCAGAACAGGACTCTTACTCTGAATAAACCACCCATTTTCATCAATAGGAATAAGATTGGCAGGGATCTTCCAAATCATTTCTCTCAGCGGTGTGACTAAAACATGATAGAAGACATCAATACTATCTGGTCCATAAAAACATTTAGATGGATCAGATTTAGATCCAGAAGACTGAAACCTAAAGTCAAAAGTATCTCTTCTAACTTCGATACCGCGACGGACTCTTAGACCAGTATCGATTTTAGCTTTCCAAGCAACCTTCTTAACCTGAGCTCTTTCAATCTTTCTCGGATCGTCACCTTGAACCCACCAATCAGTTCCTTGATCGACGAGAGGTTTTCCGAAATTAATTTTGTTTTTTAAAAAATACTTTGCAACGATATGCTCCGCTGCTTCTCCGATAAAAACGGTATCCGAATTCTTTCTATCAAATTCAGTATCAAACTCCTCGGGAAGCAGAGGGGGCATAAACGCAGGGACAATAATAGACATAACTTAAAATATAAAAGAAATAACAGAACACACATTGCTGAGTGTTCTGTTATTTATACAAAAAAACCACCAAAGTTGGTGGTGTTAGTATTTGTTAACAATTACTTAAACTTGCACTCAACCATAAACAACTTTGAATTTTTCATAATCTTTTTTTAGTTCCGATACTCTTATTCCAGTTTTGTCAGGTAAATGTTCTACAGGAATCATCCAAACTGTGTCATCTATAACACTAATGAATGCCATATAATCAACGATCTCCCTATACGGTATCCTATCAGTATGATTGGTCATGAGATGAAACTGTGCTTTTGCTGAGGAATACTGTGCAGTTGATTTTACCTGAACTCTTTCAAAATTTTTTCCATCTTTTGATATGATAAAATCAGATCCCCAAATATCTTCAACTGGTTTATAAACTTGATAACCCTTCACCATCATCAAATTTTTAAACTTATCTTCACAAATTCTTCCAAGACCTTTTCTTAGAGTGGCAATTTTTACATCCTCAGGATTAAACAAACTGTTTTTAAGAACTTGATTTGTGCCAATTATTTCTTGATACTTTTTCTTTGCCTCAATAATTGCTTCATCTTTATTTCTAGTTTTAAGCGACCAATGTCCCCCTCTCCGCCACCCTGATTTTTTTAGAATACGAAGATACCAAGTTGGTTGACCATATCTTTGAAAGATACTTGCATCGGGGTCATTATTGAATGACTCTACATTTTGGAAAACCTCGCTCATTTAAAATTACATTCCATAAGATATTTTTCTGCCATTTTAATTCCAGCAAGAGTATCACCAAGATTACCAATGGCAGAATTACACTGATAACATAACCAACCTCTAAATTTATTGGTTTGATGATCGTGGTCAAAAACTAACATTTCAGTTGTTTTTCCACAACATCTGCATGGAGTACCAAGAGGAGGTCTTTCCATATTCAACTCTTGCATGAGTTTTTTTGCCTGAGATGAATGTGCTTTCCCCCCTACTCTACGACAAACTTTACACTCGCTGCGGTATCTTTTAGGATAAAGTTTGCCATTTACTATTCTTTCAGAATGACATAGATGAAATTCACTCAAAGGTTTAGTTTTGCCACATATGCGACACTCTTTCATTTGAACTTGCACTCCACCATAATTTCAGTCAACGCCGCGAGGAGGTTGATCTCCTGGTCGGCAACAAATGCGATCTGATACTGATACTTAGCAATGATGAGGACAGCAGCAGCAATGCTAGGACCCTCCAAGGTGCTATAAAGAGCATCGTAAACACGACGCAGTAATACGCTAGGATCATTATCCAGATTATTAACGACCCATTTGCGAACTGACTGAAAGTCCTTCTGCTTGAGTTTCTGGAGGAGATCATTTACCTTAACATCCCCAAACTCTGCAAGGATTGCCGAATCAATTTTACCACCCACCGAGTACCTTTGGCACTCGTTGAGGACACGACGCCAGTCAGGGAAGTGCTTGTTGATGAGTTCGACAAGAACTTTTTCGTCATAGGCAATACCTTCTCCAGAAAGAATTTGTCCAAGACGCCTAAAGAAGTCTGCTGCGATTGCAGGTTTCTGCCTTGCAGTAATAGAAAATTCGACGACGGCACACCGAGAATGAAGGGGTTCGATGATTTTGTTTTTGTAGTTACAGGTGAAGATGAACCTACAGTTGCCATAAAACGCCTCAATATTAGCCCGTAGGAGGAGCTGTACATCGTGGGTTGTGTTATCAGCCTCGTCGATAATGATGACCTTGTGCGGTGCATCTGAAGAAAGTGAGACGGTCGAAGCAAAGTTCTTTGCTTGATTCCGTACAGTATCGAGAAATCTACCTTCGTCGGATCCATTGATAATAATATAGTCGCAGTTTAGTTGCTCGCAAATAGCGCGAGCGATAGTTGTCTTGCCACAACCAGCAGGACCTGCAAGAAGCAGGTTAGGAATCTCTCCTTGTGCTAGGAAATCCTGAAAGGTTTTCTTTGTAGCAGCAGGAAGGATACACTCATCAATAGTTTTGGGACGATACTTTTCGACCCAGAGAAAATCACTACGCATAATCAAATCCAGTCAGGTTTACGATGGGGCAACCTAATATAATTATCGCACACCCATGGTTTAGATGCAATGTACATCTTGTACGCATCAAAAGTTGTAATGCTTGTATCCAGTTTATATTCGTCAGGCATAGCTCTGGCAAAGGGAGTAACCTTATCCAGTTTACCTTTGGGGAAAAGGTAGTATGCTTGCACTAAAGTATTCTCACAAGCATGAGTTTTGTTATACCTCAAGGTATATTCGTCACACAGATTTAGTCCCCACTTGATTAACCAATAGGCGTTATCCACGGTGTCTGCCGCCCACTTCGTACAAGGGTGGTTGCGAAAGGCACCTTTCTCTGTCGCATAGGGCGTCCCGTCTCTTTTTCCCAGAGTTCCGTAAGAGTGATACCAAGGAGAAGCAACAATAGATAGCATTTGGCAACACTCCAAGGGCATCTTGACAACATGTTTGTCAGGAAGACAGATGGCACTTTCAGCAGGAAACGGATGTGTGACAAAGATATTCATGCAATATACTCCACGAAAGAATT